AAGGTACAATACGAATTTGGTACTTTCCTTCTTCCCTTGGTTTCCAATAAACTTTTGTGTAATCGATTTTTTCTTTCTTGCTTGAGTTTCCGGTCGACTGTAATGAGTTTAGTCGTTGTTTAATAGCGTTAATATCCATAAATCTTGTAATTAAGTTTCGGTAGGAAATGTAAGAACGGGAGGTTATAAAACCAAGTTAAAGTTCAACAATCTTATAAATCTTTGTATTCAATTGTTTCAACTCGTTATGGTTGGTTAACAAAATACAATTTTTATAATGTTGCCAGTTTACTCTATATTGTGGGTCAACAACCCCACCATTTAATTTTTTAATCAACTCGTTAAGAGCATTGATAGTATAGAGTGTATTAGTTTCTTTTTTTCTATGTACCAAAATGGTATTTACAGGGATAGAATCAACATTACCCTGTTCTACATTGTAGGTAACTACGTATTCATCAGTACTCTTAACATACAAAACAAACATCTTTTTGTACATAATTGAGTATGATCTAGTAATGTCGTCGATTAAGGCATCTAATTCTTCAAGGCCTGTAAAAGTACAAAATAACTTATTATTCACGTCACGTATATTAATTGGATCGAAATCGTATCCACTATACATATGTTCGGGTTTAGCTAAAATCGTATGTGTTTCCATAACTTGTTTTTACTGATAACTTATATTTTTCAAATATCTTTTGAATTTCAATTTCTATATCTTTTTCGTCTTCTCCAAGCTCAAATAAAAATGAATCGTACGTATATAGTACTATTTTTGTCTGCTTACCTTTCAATAATCTATGAATGTCCATCAAAATGTAAGTGTTGACTGCCGACTCCACATTCTGCAACATATAATTAAAAAGTTTCTGCGGATTCATATTATCCAGTTTGTCTTTTTCAAAACAGTAACCTGAAATCGGCACAATAACTTGTCCTGAGTTATTAAACTCTTTCCAGTTATCGTCAATAAATTTACTTACTTTTTGAAAAAATTCCAGATGCGCATATTCTTTAAAAACGCCTCCGTATAGCTGCTTAAACGTGAGCTCTTTTGCTTCTTTGTATGTGACACCATAGAGGTTCGCGAATGTTTGGTGTACGTCTTGCCCATGAAAATCCATGGCAACCAAACGAGCAGCAAGATGGGGATGGTATGCACTAATATCGAACTCCACGAACCCATACTTCGATATGTAGCTTCTCCTTGAGCCATTTTCTTTATTTAAAGCGGCAAAATTAATGCCATTGAAAGAGTTACTTGGTCTACGAGTTGTTGTAGATAGATTGTAACTGGTAAATACTCGATTGTCTTGGACTGAATAAAATTCGCGGTTTGGTTCATAGTGTTTGTCAAATGTATCTTTATCTATATTAATTCCGTTCTTTTCAATTCCAAAGAATGCCAATACTACCTTGTTGTTATAAAAATCAAAATAGGGTGGTAATTCTTGGGGTATTACACTACGAACGTGCTCATACATATGTTGACACCTTTCATAGTGTTTAGTGATTGGCACAAGTTTATTAGTATTCGGATAATCCGGATATTTGGAGTAAAAATAAGTATGTGCTTGTGGGGGATCTTGTATATACGTAGGGTTTAGGATGGATAAGTCAAGCAGGCTTTTAATTGGAAAATAATATAATGCCGACTTTTTATCGCGTACCCATATACGCTCTATATCTTGTAGTATACCGTCTATAACCGTTTTATTAAGCGAGAAACCCTCACTATGGTCAACACATAACATATAACCTTTTGTGTCATTAAACGGTCTAATATACACTAGAGACAACCCATTAATAGCGGGATGAACGTTGTCATGATAAGGAATAATTTCAACAAATGCCTCTTGTATGGGCTTTTGTTTTAAATAATCCAATTGCTCTTCTGTCTCTATCAACCAAAACATAACCTTGATTGATATTAATATAATATTGAGATTTTATAATACCAAATTATTGGTAGTATTTTGTCCAATCAAATCGAAGATATTCAGACAACATATAGAATTTGTTTTTAAAAGACACTAACTCAGTACTATTTTTATTTACTTTTGCTACATTTTCTTTATTTCCCTTTAAACTCCAATCTATAAAAAAGGGAATAAATAAAGTATATTCTATTTGTGGGCTTTGAGCTACTAACAAATCATATTGGTTTTTATTTATTTCAATATATTGTATTTGATTAGTTTTTTTACAAAAAAACCTTCTAAATTCCCCTACTTGATAATCTTGGGAGGTAGGGGTTTGAGGTAAGTAATAAGGAAAATATGATTCTTGGAAGTTTGATTGTAATTGATCATATTCTAAAAAAACAGGAGCATTTAAGGCATATTCATACGATACTTCAGGATCAGGATCATTAAAATTAAATGCTTTTTTTGTTTTTGATATTGTTGCGATTGATGGTTCTATGTCGGGAATTGATGTAATTGGGAAAAGCTCTTGGATTGGAAGATCTTGTGGAGTTTTTCCGGTAAATATTTTTCCTTGGGAGTTTTTCCAGTAATATCCTACATAAGGAGTTCTAGAATTAGAAATGGTATATTCATTTCCACTAGTATAAAGATTAGTTTTTATTTGAGATAAAGGATAGTAGGCCATATTATAATACTAATTCTTTAAAAAATTTAACTAATTTTGGGGTTGGTAAAACGTCTACTTTTGAAGTAGTTACTGAACAGTGGGTATAAATACCAGGATTAGTAGTCCAGGTAGTTCCTTTTGGTGGGAATAAATGGTCAAAAGTTGTCTTTCCATTCCATTTATAACTTGGAAGAGAAGAAGGATACTTATTCTTTAAGTTTATCATTAATTGTTTTAAGGCCTTTACTTGAGCATCTGTTACTTCTTGAGCCCAGTTAATTCCTTTATGACTATAAGGATTACCATTATAGTCTACTAATCGTACTGGTTGAAGTTGGGTGGATGGGATTGGGTTGCCATTAGAATTAAGGGTTTCATTTTTGCAAGCTCCAAAACCTTCTAAACATATTCCTATAGATGGACCATTTACATCTTTTCCTTTTACACCAGCATGATACGCTATATAGTTATCAGGAATAACTTGTTCTACGTGTCCACTAGCATCTATGATAAAATTATAAGTTAAGCCTCTCTTATTTAGTACCGCTACACCTGAACGTCCTTTGTCAGAAAGTTGGTTTCCAGCACTATAATGAATTATAAATTGAGTTTTAGTACGAATTTGTCTTGAATATCCTTTAGGATTAAGAGGGAAACCACTTGTTATAGTTTTATCTAAATAATCACCTGTTCCAAGGTTTTCTATTTCTGGTGGAGTGAAAGGTACACCAACACTAGTTCCCCATTCTTCTATTATAGAGCCTTCTGTGGTTTTAGGTATAGCAACAGATTCAATACTAGTAGTCCATATATTACCTTGTATTGAATTTGAAATTCCCTTAATAATAAATTCCATAGTTTTAGGATAATTTTCAGGTAAAAATTCAGAATCAATAGAATATTTTTGGTATATTTTCATACCTGAAAGTCCATCCATTACTAGATTTAAATTAAAAGGTAAAAATCCGGATGTTGGAGATGAAGTATAATTATTTGTTGTTTTTCCTTCTTTAGTAGATAACTGTATATCGTATTCTAATAATTGGGTTAATGTAGAGTTAAATTGGTTAAAAGAATCTTCATTCCATTTTGGATATCTATCTGTAAGTCTAACTAATCCTGTATCTCTAGGTAATAGACTTTTAACAAAGTCATTATAAGCATTTACTACCTCAGAATACCTGGTTTGGGTTTGTTGGGTTTCTTGTTCAGGGGTTGGAGAGCTAGGACTTGTAATTTCGGATGCTATTCGAGGTTTAGTTCCTTTATTTAAATTAGCTAAAAAAGTAGCATCTTGACCAGTAACATATCCCCCTGCTGTAGAACCTATAGTAACCATAGTAGCTAATTCAGGAGTAATAGAAGTTTGTAATTGTATATCTCTTATAAAACTTCCAAGTCTATCAACACCATATACTTTAAATTTTGGGGTTGTTGGATTTACTAAAAAAGATTCACGGTCAGGAAGAGATACTTCATCAATAAAAACTATTTTTCCAGTATCAAGATTTACACGGGTTGATACTTTATTAAAATTACCTGTTGATTTATTAAATCCATCACATAAACCATTTAATAGATCTATTAAACGTACTTTTCCTTCTTTATCTTTAAGTCTTTCTATTAATTTTAATATAAAAACAAAGTTAAAATAAACGTACATTAATTTGATATATGAATTATTTCCTTCTGTTACAGTACAAACTTCACATTTAGAGTAAAGAATACTATTTGATATATTTTTTTGCCAGATTGCAATTCTTGGGTCTGAGGGAATTATACGAGGGGCGGAATACACAATAATATCTTCTGAATTAACATCATCAAAATCAATTAGTTTTCCATCGTTTGTTATTTCGGGAATGGTTTCTTTTTTTAAAAAATCTAAAAATTCACCAAATCTAACATAATATTCTACTTTATTGTCACTACCATCCCAAGTTTGAGTAACATAATCTACATACTCAATAGGGTTTCCATCATCATCTTCTCCCCAATTTCCTTCAATTGATTGCATACCATCTAACCATTTGTAAGTTTCTGGGAGTGAAAATTGGTATTGAATATTAGCAAATTTATTACCTATAGCACTAGAATAAGCATAAGCTACTATAATGGAATCAGTATTATTAGGATCAAACTCAGAACCTGTAGGAGTTGTTGTAGCTGGATTTAAAAGGTTTACTTTAAGGGACTCAATAATGTCTCCTGTGCTTCTTAAAATTACAGTAATATCATAAGATCCATCTTTATTAAATACCCAATTAAAATTAACAACTTTACCTACAATAGCATCATAATTACCGTTTGATTCTTTTCTTTGTTCTTCAATTTTATCTAATATATTACTATATTTGTAACTTCCATTTAAAAAACCATTCGATAAACTAAAGGTGTTATCTGAAATAAAAGTATCTGAGTCTTTAAAATAGCAATTATTGCCCCATTCTAAAAGCATTAAATAACCTAATCTTAAATATAAAGTATTAATTATATCAAATTGAGTTTTATTATTAGCTTTAATTTGTACAGTTGCTGTTTTTAATGTTCCCCTAGATTCAGTTTTAATTGTTGCCGAAAGAATACCAGGCATTGGAGAAAAACCCCATGCAGGACTTCCTAATCCGTAAGCACCCATATTATTTACTGCGGGACTTGGATCTAGTCCTGATCTTTGAGAGTAGGAATTAAATCCGGATTCATCTGATACTCCATTAAAAAGAACATATTTTTCAGCCATTTCACTCCCATAAAGAGTACCACCAAAAGTTCCTGTATTTGTTATTTCTCCACTATCCCAATCTTTTGTTTGAACATCAATTACATCGGCTGATGAAATTAATTTAATCCAACTAGTTTTATTATATTCCCAAACTAACTGATCAGGGCTTTTATTAATAGAGCCTAAAATAGCTTGACGTGCATTTATCTGATCAACTACATATGGATCAAAACCTTCTCCTACTATGTTACTCATATTAAGAATTTATTGTGTTAAAATCGTTTACTACAGCATTATAAAAAGCAGGAATTCTAATTTGTATTCCCTCAGGAATTACTAATGTACTTTGATCTAATTTATCAGTATTAGCAATAGAAATAACCCACCATAAAGAGCTATTTTTATAGTATTGTTGAGCTAAAACATCAAATCTATCTCCTTGAGTAGTATAAACATAGATATCATCAGAAGTAACAGGTACCTCAGGATAACGAGAAGTAACATATGTTAATTTCTTGTCAATTTTTGTTTTTGGTATGTTTTGATATCTATTCATTTACTTTTATTTATGAACCCCAAACCCAATCTGGTCCTGTATAGGCATCTATTTCATTAGTTATTGTTTGGATTTCTTCTGTTGTTGTTGGTGGTGGGATTGTGTATGGAAGATCTTGATAAAGAGAACCATTTTTATTTTCTAAAGAAATATATCCTTGATTTGCTTCTGTTGTTACTAATCCAGTTTCATCATCACCATAGAAACTTAATTGTTGTTTTCTTGGTAAGAACTTTTGGATTGGTGTAAAGCTAAATCCTGTTACTCTTATTATATGAGGAAGTTGTCTAACTGAATTATCTACGGCGCCGTCAGTATCGTTTATTCCTATTTCCCAAGGAGTATCTTCTTGAATATCATAAGTTAAACCTGTTATAAAGCCAGGTTGTTCATAAACATAGCCTCCTATTGTTAATTGGACTAAATTACCTCTCATAAACCCATTACCACTATAATCAGGAGTTAAAGTAGAAGCTAAATAGTTTAACTTTTTATACATAGGAATAAGCTCTTCTTTTGATTGAGCAGCAACCGTCCAAGATAATGACATTTGTCGAGTAAACCCATTGTAGGTGTAAAATTGTTCACCTCTTCCTAAGTAATTAAAAGGATTCCAAGTAGCATTATAAGAATCTTGAACTGGGCCTAAAAGCGCTCTAAAATGTAAAAAGGTTTTAAATGTAGGAGAATCATTATCTATAACAGCTATTCTAAAATCTACTAAATCATCTAACTGAGCATCTGTACTGGATGTTTCGCTTCTATATATAGAAACAGAATTAATTACGTCTAATCCTTTTTTAAAACTTCCTGGGACTCCATCTAAAGCTCCTAATCCATAAAAAGAATTTCCTTCTAGATTTGTTACTCCTTTAGTATAACTAACATAACTTTTTCCAGCTCTTTGTCCTGGTTGGCCTTGGTTAGTTCTTAAATCTATATTTTTAGTATTGTAATCTAAAGAATTAGGTGTTGCACCAGATTGTTCTGCTAAGTTTTTATCTTGGCTACGAAGGGTAGCTCTTAATTTTTGTCTAAAATCTTGGATTTTAGGAGAAGCATACCCGTTTTGAGTAACTTGAGAAGGTTCTGTTTCTGTAAGTTCTGCACTATAGGTCCAATCATTAGTTCCTACAGAATCTGCAGTAGAAGTATGGTTCGATGATTTAGGTGCTTTTGAAAGTGGAGTTTGGCTGGTTTTTGAGTATCTAATATTAGTTGTTCCTACACCTAATACAGCTCCCGGACCTCCAGAATATGTTATTACATTAGCACTACCATTGTTTAATATAAAACTTTGATTATCATAATTAATAGACGTCCCTAAATAAGAACCTCTTAATAATTCTGCTAATCTGTTTTCATTTATTGGTTGGGTTGGTTTTACTTTAACACCATATAAAGCATCATTATTGGCATAAGCACCAGTATTAGCAAATGGGTTTACACCTTGTTTATTTAAATGTCCTCCAAAAGCAACTACTCCTGCTTGAGCTAAAGTAGATAATGGAGTATAAATACCTTCATTTAATATACCACTGGTTTGGGTACGAACTGCTGTTCTAGAAAGTAATTCTTGTTTAGAAGTAAAAAAGATACCATTTGGAGATTTAGTATCAGTAAACATTTTACCTAAACGTAAAACATCTAATTCGGAGTCTCTTACAACATTAATACCTCCACGGTTAAGATAATCTGTGGTTCCTATATACGGAGAAATATCATCAGGGATAGCGGCTTGTACGTAAGGTTGTCCGCTATCTCCTCCCCCAATTCTATCTTTTAGATATCGTAGGGATTTAAGATCCGTTTTTAGGTTAATTAAACCCATTATTCAGGTAAGTTGTCTAAGTATTTGTCAGGGGTTCTACCATCTAAATCAAGTTGTGATTTAGCTAAACCAGCAATTTGAACTGTTTGTCTGTTATATTCTAATGGTTTTTTACCATCTAAATCTAATTGTGATGTTGCTAAGTCTTTTTGATATTGTGAAGCACCATCATATTTTTTAGGTGATTTACCATCTAAACCGGTTAATGCTGAACCTCCTGTTTGTAATTTATCTAATAATCCCATAGTTGTATTTTGTTATAAATATTTAAGTTATTAAAAATATAATTAAGTAGAAGATACGTTAGATTTAAATGTTGACATTCCTATAACTGTTCCTACTTTTTCAGAATCTAAGTATATAGATCCTCCTGTTCTAACTGCTGAAACTAATTCTCGTAAAAGAGTAACAACTTCTCCATTTCCTCCTCCTAATAAATTGGTACCTCCTATAACAATATCATCTTTATTAAATTTTTGTATAGGTTGACCTGGTCGTATAATAAAATCATCAGCTGCTTCTTGTTTTTTTATGGCTTCTTCTCTATTAACTGCTCTTATATTACGAGAAAGATCACTTTCTCCAAAAGGATTTAAAGTAAATAAGGAACCACCAGAAGCTATAGTATTAGCAAAAGCTTTTGCAAAATTTGCTATTTTATCTAAAGTTCCTCCAGTTACTAAATCACTAAATACTTCTTTAATTTGATCCATAGCTATATTAAACTTTTCTTGAGCATCTAGTCGTTTATTGGCTGCTTTTATTTCTTTATCAGAGGCTTCTCCAAGAGCATATCTTCGAGCTAATTCGTCTTGACCTGCTTCTTTTAAAAGAGCATATTGTTGTTTTGAAGTTTCACCAATTAATTTTTGTTGAATAAAAGCATCTGAAAGTTGGTCAACGGTTAGTCCTGCTGCTTTTGCTAGGGCTTCTTGTTGAAGAACATTCATATTTTGAAATTCTTCTAAAGTTCCAACTTCTTTAACAGCAGCTTCTGCGGCATCTACAAACTTACCTTGTAAAGCTAAGGCTCTTGCTCTATCAAGATTTAAATTTTTACCAGTTAATAGTTCAGCTTCTAATTCTGATGAAATTGATTCTTCAAAGTTAAGCATAGACATTGAAATATCTTTAGCTTTATCTAAACTAATACCTAACAAATTAGCTTTAGCAACAGCATTAATTAATTCTTTAGTACTTCCTTTAAATGAAACTAACATCTGTCCGCTTACTTTAGCAGCTTGTTCTAAAAGTTTTCTTTCACTCATAAGAACACCTGTTCGTTTAAAGAATTCTGAGGTTGTTTTTGCGGCTACGTCTAAACCTTTAGTAGCACTCTGTCCACTAGTTATAAAAAATTTATTTAAACTAGCAGCATCCTGAACTTGTAAACCGTATTCTTTTGTTAGTTGAATTTGGGCATCTAAATTATCTTTATTGTATAAAACAGAAGCTGCTGATAGTTCTGAAAGTTCTGCTTGGGCTTGGTATATTTCTTTTGTTAATTTGTATTGGGTTTCAAGACTTCCTTTTATAGATTTAAAATAAGAATCTATACCTTCTGCTTGTGATTTTGATACTTGAAGATTTCTTGATAAGTTTGTAATTCTCTTATCAGCTTCAAACATAGAATCTATAAAGAACTTAAAAACATCAACCGCTGCTTGTATAAGAGCTAAAGGACCTAAAGCACTTTTAATAATAGGACCTAATCCACTAAAACCAGCCTTTAACCCAGCCATTCCTGCACTTTGTACTTTGTTTTGTGATTGAAATTGTTTAAGTAACTGAGCAGCGGCCGTTCCTGATTTGCCTTGGGTTATTTCATCTAATCCAGCTTGTTTTAATTTTTCTTTAGTTAGTCCTCTACCCGTTTGTAATGCTTTTGTTCCTAAAGAAGCAATAGATTCATTTGTAGATTTAATTTTAGCATTATTGATAACAGTCTCACGAGCTGCTTTAGCAGCAAGTTCAAAAGGACCAGATAATTTTCGTAAACCAGGAATATCTTTTACAACTTCTGATAGCGATGAAAACCACATTGTGGATCTATCTAGTTTAGATGAATCATCTACTAACTCTCCATAAGCAGTTACTAATTCTTGAGCATTGTCTCTTGCAGCGGAAAGGTTATTAACTTGTTTTTGGAGGATTTTTTCTTCTTCTTTAGAAGCTCCAATCATTTGATCCATTAAGTTATCAATTTGAGCATTTAAGGACCGAATATTTGATAATTGGGATTGTTGTTCTTTAAGAGCTTTTCCAGTAGCAGAAGCACTTTTAGAGGCTTCATCTTGTAATTTAGCAAATTTTCCTGCAGAAGAAGCAATATCACTATAGTTTTTTCTATAATCTTGAATTAAACTACCTTGTTGTTGTAACTGTCTATTAGCTTTAGCAGTGGCTTCAGATATTTCTTTCATTGAGCCTTTTAAAGCTTCAATATTTTTTAAAGTTTCTTGATTTATGCCTTTAAATTCGTCTGCCATTTATGATAAATATTAAAAGGCATCATTTTTTAGATGCCTTTGTAACATATGTAGGTACTTTAACTTGTTTGTTTTTAGATGCTTCTTCTTTAGCTAAACCTTTAGTCCAGCTATCTTCATTTGGATTTTTGTTTTCTTGATTATACCAATCTTTTAGTTTTTCAAAAGTATATTTTCTTAACCAAATAGGCATATTATAAACAGTATTATAATCATAGCCTCCTTGACCATGAAATACTATTTCATGTATTTGATTAAAAATAGAGAATCTAAAATTAGATAAATTATTAGAGGTCAGGCCAAAAAAAGTTTAGATTAATAGGAATATCGATGACCTCCTCACCATCGATATAGGTTAAATCAACATCCGGGGAAATTGATTTAATGTATAATCTTAAAGATCTAGAGTCAACCGCTAACAAATGATTATCTACAAAATCCTTAATGATATTTTTATCTGCATTTCCTTCAACAGAAACTATTTGGTGCTTTAAACGAGTTGTTATATCAGGAGAAATATCTTTATTGATTTTTTTATATCCTTCGATTTCTTGAGTGATTTTTTGTTCTTCTTTTTCTGTTAGTAATTTAAATTCAATTTCGTTTCCTGATTTTGGGAGAATAAATTTAAAGGTTCCATTAGAAGTAATTAATGATGAATCAAAAGGTTTGTTTTCTAATGTAGATAAATCAATAGTATATTCTTTTTCATTTATAAAAAATGAATAATCTTTACCGTAACCTAAAATACGAGAAGCTACTAAAATAGCATTTTTATCACCAGTAACTAAATCTTTAATATCTATTTTCCCCATTGTTAATGCTTCTAACAATTTATCTAAAACAATACCTTTTTGAATATAGTTTTGGTTAGTTAAAATGTCTTCTTCTTTGGCGGTCATATACTTCATTTCGACAGTACCGCTTCTTAATGGATGGCCTTCAGGATAAACTAATCCCTTTGAAGGTAAATCTACAACTTCTGTAGGAAACTTAAATTCGCTCATAAACTTATTTTGTTATAAATATTGAGAAAAGAAAAAAGCTCGCGATTTCTCGCGAGCTCTTTTATGATTTCTTTTATTGATTAGAAGTTCAATACACAGTAATCTGGTTGAACAGTCATTGTAAGGTTAACTGCTGTATCAGCTGTATCCCAGTTATAATCACCAAAGTTGGCTTCAGTAATAAAGGCACCTTTAATAACCCACTCAGAAACGATATCACCTACAGGACCTAATACATCAAAAGTTAAATCTTTCTTGTAGAAGTCTGAGTAACCGTCACGACCCGTTACTGATTCGTGGTGTAAACGTACCCATTCCATTACTGCTTGGGCACCTGATGGAGTGATAGGATCGAACAAGGTAAACTGAATTGTGTTCCAAGCTGTTACACCTTTAACATAGCGTTGTACGTTTATATGGTTTAATCTAACAGTACCTTGAGTTAAGGTTACAGCACCTACACCTTTAATTTCATAAGCAGGGATACCATCAATGTACATGATGAATCGGTTAGCCTGCTTTGGTTCAAAGGCTGTGAAAAATATTTCGTTTGGATTTAATACTGCCATTTTATTATTTTGTTATAAATATTCTGTCTTTAAAAAAATTATGCTGGGAAAGTAGCTCCTGTAGGTAAGATGTTGAAGTCTAAATAGATGAATTCAGCAGTCTTAGTTGGTTGTAAGTAGATCTGACCTACCAACTGGTTTCTGTCGATTACATCTGGAGTATTATTACTATCATCCATGATTACTCTAAAGGCATACAAACCTTGACGTTGTTGTACTGATTCTAAGTATGGGTTAACTTGATTTAAGAAACTTGTACGAGTAGCGATTGTGTTTTGTTCAAATACTAAATTATTTGCTACTTGAGAAATATAAGATTTTAAAGCAATTAACAATCTACGAACATTTACTCTATCTAAAGCAGAAGATCTAGTTTGTAATGTTTTCTGACCATATACTACGGTTCCAGTTCCAGGGAATGTAGCAATTGGGTTAACTTTATTTGTGTATAAAGAATCGCGATTAGCTTGAGATAATTTCTTTTCAGCTCTTACTACATTACTTAAACCACCTCTATTAATACCAGCAGGTGCAAACCAAGGCTCACTTACGTTATCATTATAAGCATAAACACCACCAATCATAGTTGAAGCTGGTACCCATACTAATTGAGCTGAATCTGGGTCAATTGTTTGAACCCAAGGCCAATAAGCTGCAGCGTATGAAGTATTTTTAGCATTTGCTTGTGTTGATACTGTATTAATGCTTGAACTATAAGGTACTAAATCAGTTACGTAAATATTATCACCTCTATTTTGAGTATTGTTAATAATTGAAGTTACTTGAGAAGAACCCAATGAAGCTTCACTAGCAAACAAACCAGGAGTTAATAAAGTATTAAATCTATAATCGTCTTGATTTGATAACAAACTAATCATGTTATCATAACTAGAACTTAATATACCTTGGGTGTTTGTCACACCAGAGATAATGTTATTATAGAATTTAGCACCTGCTCCAAACAAGTTTCCAGTAGCACCTCCAAAAGATCCACTAGCATTTACTGGAATAGAACCAGTATAAGCAGCTTTTGCAACACCATTATTATCAAAATAGAATGGAGTAGGAGTTAATACATCTGATACATAAACGTATCTTGAGTTGTTTGGATAATCACCAAGTACTTCAACTTGATTATCTACTGAATTGTATTGTCTGTATTGGTTACCGATTACTCTGGCTACATAGTTAGGAGCTGTTGGGTCCATTGACAAATTAGTCCAAGTTTCTAAAACAGTTAAATCATTTGTATTGTCATTACCTTGTCTAACTAATAAAGAGAAAGTACCAGATCCTGTATCATTATTTGTAATCTGCCATCTAACATTATCTAATGATCCTGATATTAAAGATCCACTAGCATCCATACTACCAGTACTGTTCATAATAGTACCTTCAGAGATAGTAGCTAATCTAATAGATTCTGAAGTATTAGTATTTAAAATTGGAGTACCTTGAGAGCCTGAAGTAGTAGCGGAAGTAAATGAACCACTTACTACTCTAGCTACTAATAATGATTCACCACCATTGGCGAAGTAATTATAAGCGGCAATAGAAGTAAAGTAAGTATAAACTTGGCTAGCACTTAAAAAAGTAGTACCAAATCTATTTTGGTAATCACTGTAAGAGGTAACAATTGTAGGAACTTCTACAGGACCTTTTACAGCAGGACCAATAATAGCGGCCCCAACCGTTACTGGTTGTTGGGTGATAAAGGACTGATCGTTTTCTAATGCTAATACGCCAGGAGATATTAATGTTTCTGCCATGTTTTTAAAATTAAATTGATTTTATTCCATAATAAATATGGCAGAGAAAATCAAAAATTAACCTGCGATAGTGATTTCTCCCTTATCTAAATCAATTGTACCTTGACCATACTTAGACTGGAGATCGTTTCCGATTTTGGCTTCTTCTGTTCTTAGTTCATCTAAAAAGTTAACCAATGATGTTTTTTGTAATGTCAATTCTTGAATTCTCATTTCAATAAAACCAAATTCAGTCATTAACTGTTCTTTTTTAGACTGTAAGTCTTTAATTGATTGAATTTCTTCTTGTTCTAAAACTTTTGTTTCCATATATTATAAATATTATTAATTATACAAAGGTAATTTATAAGTAAAACCATCTACTTGAATTGCTAACCAAGCGGATGGATCTCCTAAAACATTTGTTGTACTAGCTCCATATGCATTTGATGGAGTTGACCAAGCTAAAGTTCCTGGGGGTATAACGGTTGATCCTGTTACAAACCATGCTCCTATGTTAGAACCAGAAACTACTGGAATTCCTTGAACATAATTATGGGTTGTACTATCATTTCCAATAGTTACAGTATTAGTACCTCTACCTAAAGCATCATATCCTATTACTATTTCATTAGTTTCATTATCTGCTAATGGTTTAGCTAATCCTCCTATAAAAATTGATTGGCTTGGATTTGTAAGTGTAGTAACACTGCCTGAAATCCATTTTCCT